CACAACATGCTTGTCCAGCATCATTTGTGCAGATTCCACAGGATCTTTGGATAGGTAAAATATATTCACGGCTTTTTTCTAATCATCAGGTAATAATTCATTGCTGAAGCACAAACAAACGGGTCTCCAACATTGAAATACACTTCGTTGAGGTAAAACGGTTTTGTCACAACATCACCATTCGACCAACCTGTTTCCATTTTAATGAAACCGTTATTGCTGAGATGCTTTCGAAGGGCAGCAAATGCAGGGTGATCGACTGATTTCGAGATCGTCCCAGATCTGCCGCCGCCGCCAGGCCCAATCCACGTGAACGCTTCGTTGCAGGCAGTGAGACCTTCTTTATCAATACTGAAAAGAGGTGGGAACAGATCAAGATGAAAGTGTAACTGTTTCGGCTCTTTCCTAATCTTCTCGAGCATTCCCTGAACAATAACATCAGGGATTACATTGTTCCACGACATTGTTAATCTTCCTTTTTATGTTCTTCGCACAGAGTACGAATCCAACCGCCGTCATGACCAGTGCCAGGATTACCGCACACCTCACAGGTGACGGCAGACATTGACTCTGCCATACACACTAGACCATCGATGTAATTGTCACCGCCATTGTAGTAGAAACGCAGTGTACCAAACTTTTCTTTTACCTGGACAGCAACAACCTGATCAAGGAGTTCCGGAACAGGACGTTCTTTGCGCTCGGCGAATGATTTCTTATCAGACCAATCATAATCAGGGTCGTTTACTTGATTATTCCATTCAATTGCCCACTGGCGTTGTTTAGCAGCATTATCAATATGGCTTTGGATATTAGCACACAGCATATCAATGATGTTGAACCAACCGTCCCCGCAATCGAATCCCCAGCTCATGCAGGTTTGATTTATGGGTGCATTTCGGTCCCTGAAAATCTTAGGGTACTTCTCACATAGCAGTGTATCAAGTTCTTTACGCATTGTTTTTTTTACCTTCAAGTTTTGATTGAATAGCGAGAGCTAGAATATCATCAAACGATGTATAACCGCCATCACCCCATTCTTTATCCAAGTTAACCACCACATGGGCGGCTTCAATAAAGTCGGCGTTCATACCGTAATATCGGCAAGCGGTGCTGTATGCAACATCGGAAGTTTTGCCAGAAGAAACGCCAGCATCAAACAGAGCTTTCATTTGTTCTACGGTTACGGTAAAAGTTTTGTTACTCATATGATTACCGTAGCAAGTCGACGTAGTCACCGAAGTTCTTGTCAAAGACTTCCAGCAGGTTTTCATAGTCACCAGACATCATTTCATCAATGATCGGTTTCGAGTCCATGCCGAGTTGCTTTGCATATTGCCGAGCATAACCCATGATAACAAAAGCGTTACCTTGTGAGCCGGTAATGTCGATCTCGATCTTGCCGACCCGGGGTTGTTTTTTAAGAATAGCCAATTGTCTTCTCTTTCAGTAATTTAATAAAATGTAGGTTAGAGCAGGGTTGCTAGAACGCAGTTGTTCCAGAGGGTAAGAACCCGAACTGGAGCATTTTTCTGCCCAAAGAATTCCTTGACTTTGGCGACTTCACCGATCTTTGTGGGAAGTTTACCACCGACAAAATCTTTGGCGAAGAATTTAGCATCAAACATTGGTATTCCTTTTCACTTCCTATTATCATAGTAACAGGACTCTAATTAAAGTCAATCGTTATTTTTGCGATATGTGCGATTATTCTTGATGTTCCATTTTTCAATGATGACACGGTCGCCGTCAACTTCGTCGACCACAACATACGCCACGGTCTTTTTTACCAGTGCCATACGAACTTGATCACCTCTGGGCCCTACAAAGATCAAGTGAGGATAGACGGCGTTACGCCCTGTCCGAAGGTCTGGGTAAAGAACCATGTCTGGATTCTTTTTGTATTCGAACGGCCGCCCATATTCCTTCTCATTGAAACATCCTGCAAGATCATCCGAGAGATTAATCGCCGCAAACGACATTGGTATTCCTTTTCACTTCCTATTATCATAGTAACAGGACTCTAATTAAAGTCAAACGTTTTTTACGGCTTTGCCCAGAGCTGAAAGTATCTTTCAAGCCCGTCTTTGTTTGGATGTTGAAAGACCCATTGCCCAGTATGTGGTGCAAACTTCTCTCGAAAGAAAGTGTCCATCTCTGCATTACCAGTATCAATGCTTGGGTCTATGAGCAGAGCCTCTTGGTCATAGGTAGCATCATCCACAAGTGGAGAACTCTTTACCTCATATGCCCAAGCCCAGACCGCCACTCGTATGCGGCGCCTGCGTTCAACCTCGACTGGGGTCCCCCACGAGGCTTCAATTGATTCTTCAAACCGTAGTATTGACATAATATAGTTCTATTTGTTGAGAGAAGTATCCTGACTTGACCTTAGCAATCCCAAGCTTTACGGCTCCAATAGTTTGCCGACGTCTTATCCGTGAGGTTGCCCTGCCCACTAGAGCGAGCGCAGTATGACTTCTTACGATCCGGAATGTGCTTTTTGATGCTCAGATTCTTGTCACCGAAGTTAACTTTCTGTGCCTTGCCGTCGCCGTCTGGGTCGACAAAGACCTTTGACTTCTTAACATCGCCTGCCATAGGCTTGTTTAGTTTAACTGTCTTGCCTTTGTATGTGGCTTCGGCAATTTCATCTAACTCTGTCGACATATAATCCGCCGCAGTTTGAATGTAGTCATAGGCAAGGGTTATCTTTGATTGGACCCACTCAGGCAAATCGGTGTCTGGTTCTAGAAGATCGTGTAGTCTCTTTGCGTGCTGCATAATGGCTTTAAGTTGAGACATTGCCATCTCACCCTCATAGCCATACTCTCGGGAATCTTTTGCTTCACCAAACATCTTTCGAGCCTTCTTGGTGTGAACTGATTCCTTAGTTTTACTTGTTGCATCACCAGGAGCAGGCTTATAAGCCGCTGGGTCTCGGTCAGACAGTTTGTCGGCTTTTCTAAAATGTGCAGCTCGAGCTTTTGCGGTTGCAGTTGACACGCCCGCTACGTATTTTTTCGGCAATCCAGATGCTGCATCCCTTGCAGTGGCTTCTCGTAAATCTTTATCGGCTCCGTGGTATGTTCCTTTGCCTTTGGTAATGTAGGAGTTGACACGAGCCATACCCCATTGCTGTGGCGTAGTACCAGGTCGATGCCCAGAGTTCCATGCAGCCATACCGCGATTGTAGACCTTTTTTAGTACTGATAATGATACGCCAGACTTTGCTGCTTTTGCCGCCAACCCAGTAGCGGCTTCTTCACTCAATTCCTCTGATTTTACTTCATACGCGAAGTCTTTATACGTGAGCATTACTTACCTCGAGAATAGCTTACAATGTTACACTCATCGTAGGGATACGGCTGAGCAATCCAACTCCACATACCAACCAGTCAGTTAATCCTCTAGAGCGGCTTTCCATTTGTCTTCTCTGTTCGACTTCCAGTTATTCTTATTCTGAGCCTTTTTTCCAGTGGACCAATCATCTCGGCGGTCCTCATAGTCACGGTTCTTCTTTGAACCAAATGAGTTTACTCGATTGTATGAACCTTGCATTAGATTAGCTCGAACATAGTGAAGTAGTTTCCTTTTAATGATGCTGGGAGTAGCACAAGTATTTATCAGAGATTGGATTTGAACTCAGTAAACACAAAGTCAGGGCCGTCAACCGACACCTTGATTAGTTTACAACCGTTTGATTTAGTATAGTCGCGGCCGCCATCGATCATAGCGCCCTTCATAGTTACGTAATCATGCCGATCTCGTGACACAAGCACTTCGATCTTGCCATCTTCATCGGGCTCACACACGGCACCTATTAGCCCTTCACTGAAAGCACTAGAGCCTTCTGTGATGTAAGTAGAGTCGCCTCGGTTAAAAATGCCAAAGTAATTTGTATGCCCAAGCTCCGTATTCGGATTTGGCTGGTAGAAAATATCAACCGCCTCGGTCCAGGTATTATTCCGCTTCAAGCAAAACTCGCCCATATAGGTAGCGCCGTATTGTTCTTCGATAGAAAGAATGCTACCCGGAGTAAGACCGACATAGCGGCGGCTCCGATCAATGTAGTACATTAGCACCAATCCAAATCTGAAGCGGCATCTTCGATCTTGAACTCGACAAAGTCAACTTGGTTGTCAATGTCGCGCAGGTCGAGTTCGGCCTCCTTGATTCTACCAGTGCGGTTTTTTACCAAGGCTGCATCGATATTGCTTGGAACACGTCGAGCCCATTCCGCATCTTTGGTCTTGTACCATTCGGGCAGGGCATTAAAGCGAGCCAAAACCGACTTGGCACGTTGTTCGTTGTCATTAAAAAGTGTAGGCATGGTTTCCTCTGTCATTTCCTATTATCATACTAACAGGACTCTAATTAAAGTCAAACGGCATTTTATCCTCGGCGCATACGAGAGATTTCTTCCATCTGGTTCTTGTCAATAACCGGAACTGCATTGGACTTGTGCATGGTTGCAATGCCCTTAATCAAAGTACCTGTGTATCTGTTTTCATCTTTCTTGAAGCCATTGCCTACTAGATTGGACATTGGCACGTTGCACCGAGGATCATACGAAGAAGTACTTTCCTTGGTAGTTTGCTTCTTTGGCTTGCGTTCATTGATTTGCTCACTATGAAGCCCACGTTTACGTAGCCAAGCCTCGTGTTCGGCTAGTGCTCGTTGCTGTGGTGCAGCGAGTTTTCGTTTGATTTTACCATGGTTGATGGTGCTTACAAATATCGGTGCTAGGTGCATTACAGAGGCAACCCATTAGCACGCCCGATCTCCAGCGCCTCCATAGCTCTATCCTTGACATTGTCTGGCCAGAATGTAAGCAGCTCTACTGCGGGTGCTGGGCTTAAGCGTGATCGACAGAACTCATAGGAGCCCCAGCCCACATCCACTTGGTAGCCCTTGGGGGTCTCATATACCATTACTTCATACATTGCTATTTAATCACCTTGTAATCTTGTAGGATTCTGATAGCTGCGTTTAATGAACATAGCCCTTGCAAGCACTGAGGAATGTTGCCACCGGCAGCCTCAAAGCCATCGAACCAATGTTGAAGCCTACGCAGGTTTTGTCTGGTTGCCTCGACGTATTCTTCTGTGTATTGCTTTTTGATCACTTTTTTACTCATCGTTACATCACCTCTTGAATATGTTTACAAATTCTACGAAAGCCAAAGCCAGCTGGCTTTGCCATTCTCTTTCACTACCGTATATACAGCTCCCTTGGAGCCATTCATCAGTCAGTTCGTAGTTCATAATGTATTCCTTTTCACTTCCTATTATCATAGTAACAGGACTCTAATTAAAGTCAAAAGATTTGTGAGATTAATTGCAGAATCATGCCCAAAAACACAAGCGATCCTGCGGCGGCAAGAATGACGTAACTGCTATATCTATTTCGTTTCATTTCGTGTAGTACACTTTCTTAATTCCAAATTGTTCCAAAGCATGTTGACACCCTTCGCAGGGCTTAGCCAAGCCTTCGACAAAAACATTAGGGTTATCGTCTGGGCGTTTAACTCGAGCCACGTACATAGTGCATTGACTAAGTTCCTCTGGGCTGATGTGCCGCAGAGCTCCGATGATTGCATCAATCTCTGCGTGAAGCCAAATGGCCTCTTTATGTTTGCTGTATTTCTGTTGGACCGGATGGGTCTTTCGTTTATTAATTCCAACTGAGATTACATGGTTCTTTAGCACCACTGCAGCCGCCATCCGTTGTCGAGCTACCGGTTCTACTGTCTCAGCAACGTCACAAAGCATATCCAGATATTTCTGGTGCCTAGCACCCATCAGCGAAAGCCGACGTGATGGGGGCGGCACGTGTACATATTAAATGGCATTCGGCCTTGTTCCTTGCCGCCCAAAAGCTTTACGATTTCAACTTCATCCGAACAGTCACAGAACGCATTGGCAAGCTTCATAGCTTCTGAGAGCTTGGTCTCGATAAAGGGAATTCCCTTCTGACCGTCAACCATGGTTTCTACTACATATGTGATAGACATGTTTTTCCTTTTCACTTCCTATTATCATACTAACAGGACTCTAATTAAAGTCAAACGAAAAATGCAAAAAGGGAGGGCCCTAAGACCCTCCCTCAAGTTGTGCATGAACGGGAGGAACCCCACCTGCCTTGCAGCTTCCCCGTTAATTCCAGTATACCCGTCTTACGCGGGCTCTTGCCACTAGTGTGATCTGAGTCACACTTACATGCACCAATGTTTTATTTATACGAAAGTGAATCTCTACTTACAAAGAAACTTGGTGTGGCCCCATCAAAACCACCACCAAAGTTTAGGTGCCTTACTCGAGCTCTAGCCGACTCAACTGGTAGCTGTCGCCCCAGAATAAAGCCGGTGGTAGTTTCAAGTACGTCAGCCAGGCCATCACGCACATTGGACATCTTATAGTTAATCATTTTCTCTCTTTATGAAAAATTGCTAAATTTGGATTTGAACTTGCTTTCGGTGGAATCTCGAGTACCAAAGCCAGTGTTGTCCATCAGTGGGGTATCAATTAGATCGGACTGTGCATTTTGTTCTACGTCATATAGCCTCATTCTGGATTTATCAATGCCGACGACAAAGCGCTTGAACTGATCCGGGTCACTGAATCGGTTCTTAAGTTGTTTCACCAGCAGTTGGTTAAGTCCTGCCAGTTCGTCGGTGGTGATGAGCGCAAACATAAAGTCTGCTGTGTGTGCAGTACCAAACGACTCCGATACGTCCTCTAGCCCTACGTCGGAGTTGCTATAGCCAGACCTGGTAGACTGAGTTGCCGTAACAATTGGAACCTCGAACTCTACCGCCAAGCCTCGAAGTTCCTCGGCAATGGCTTTGACCATAGTATACGAGTTCACATTAGCACCAGCCTTAATCCGGCTGGAGGTGCAGATGTTCATATAGTCAATGTAGATAATGTCAGGCTTGAAGTTCTTTTTAAGCTTCAGTTCGTTCAGTAGGTGACGGAAGTGCCCGGCGCCAGCAGATGCCGTTGGGTATTCTTTCACCACAAGTTTGCCCTTAGACTTAGACTTGACCCGAGTCATCTTTGAGTCATATCGAGCCTTGTCAATCGTGGCAAGTTCAGAGATTGGAATGTCGAGCAGGTTAGCATCAATTCGTTCTGCTACCCGTTCTTCTGCTAGTTCCAATGTGATATAGAGAACATTCCTGTGGTCCATGAGGTTTGCAGCCGCACAGTGACACATGAAAAGACTCTTGCCAGCCCCGGTGCCCGCCAAGCAGACACTGAGTGTTTTACTAGGCAGCCCACCGCCGGTGATTTTATTAAAGTACTCTAGGTCGAAGGGGATTTTACTCACAACTCGATTGTAAAACTCAAATCGAGCATTACTGTCCTCAATAAAATCGTGCCCGATATGGGCATCAAAGTTAACTCCAAGGGCATCGGATAGTATCTTTGGAATGCCGCCCTTAGAGATACTGCTATCTTTATCGTCTAGGATTTTGATAGCATCCATAATACCATTATAGATGGCCTTGTCCTGACAGAACTTCTCTGTAGTAGTCAGAACCCATTCGATATCGGCGGGAAGATCATCTCCTCTGGCAGACATTTCATTGATTAGAGCTACACCGGAAGTATATTCTTCGGCATGAAGCCCAGAAAGAGCCCCGATATCAACTAGCAAAGCATCCTTGGTAGGGACTTTGTTGTACTTGTTGGTGTAGTCAGAGATTAGTTCTAGTACAATTTTATCCACACGATTATGGAAGTATTCCGGCTTGACGTATGGTAATACGCGTCTAGTATATTCCTCATTCGCAAGCAGGTTCTTTAGAATAAGATGCTCTACTTGCATTAGTCCTCCGTAATGTTACTGTATACTTCATCAACCGTGTCTTCGCTCTTCATAATAGCACCGTGTGATACTTGGTACTTTTTCTCGATGTACTCGCCAAACACAGGGCAACTTAGCACTGGGTTCCAGAACTCTGCCTTATAGGTATCTTTTTCACGATAGCTCTTATCCGCAACTTCACCTGTGGCCATATCAACTCGCTGGTACCAACCGTTCTTTGGCTTGATCACGTGCCCGGATTCCTGAGCCATTTCAAGCAGCCCACCCCACCGAGAGATACCACCTTCAAAGGTGACTTCGACTGGAATCTTAGACTTTTCTTTCACGTACCGAGACTTCTCGACATTGATGATAAAGTTGTAGCCCATGAGTTCCTTGCCATCTTTTTCCTGTTGGCGGCCGATGATGAACACAGTATCGCTGGAGTACATGACACCGGTACCACCACTGACCACTGGCTTGGAGAACATCTCTTGAGTCATATACACGTGGTTCACCACCAGCATAGGAATATCTTTAATGTTCAGGTGTGGGGTGATCATACGGAACAGAGACTTGAGTTGCTTTGCCCTGGTCATATCAGCGGCAGAGTTCTGCTTGATTGCATCATCTACTTCCTTCTTTGAGGCCAGGTTGCCCACCGAGTCAATTAGAAAGATGACACGCTCACCTCGAGTAATAACATCGAGCTGAGTCATCACATCAAACTTGAGCTGTTCGATGTCGGTGAGCGGAGTATGCAGCACTCGAGAAGCGTCAATGTCAAACGCCTCGAAGTATGACTTTGGAGTACCAAACTCCGAGTCATAGAACATTAGCACGGCATCTGGATACTTGTCCATGTAGGCTTTAGCCATCAGTAGCCCAAAGCCGGTCTTGAAGTGTCGAGACGGACCAGCCAGAGTAGTAAGACCTGGGGTCAGGCCACCAGTTAGTGAGCCAGATAGTGCCACGTTAATCGCAGGCACTGGTGTTTGGACCATATCTTTTTTGTTGAAAAACTTTGAGTCAACAAGGATATCTGTTTCCTTGATAGTTGAGTTCTTGCGCAGCTTATTTAGTAGATCGGACATTTGTCCTCCTGTGTTCGGCGATTATTGATAGTACTATAAGAGGACAATTATGTCAATCATTAAGATGATCTTAGTGCATTTAGTTTGGCTACAAATTCCTCGAGCTTTGCTTTACGATTAGGCCAGTGGATATACTCCTTGGTCTCTGAATCTTTAATCAGATTATTCAGGAGAGGCATAATGAGTTTATACATGGTCTCGACCTTGCTATTTTCTTGCTCTACCGCTGGCGCTAAGATATCAGCCTCACCTACCGCGGTAAAGCCGAAGTCAAAGTTATCCATATCGATTGAAGGTTTCATTTATAGTCCTTTAAAGAAAGTGTATTAAATACATCAGATCAAGAAGATGCTAGCAATTTCTGCCATTTGCTCTAGGATATCAGGAGGTGTATCTCGACTTCCTATACCTGCATAGAATTTTCCTGTAGTCATGCTGGTTTTCCAGTGCGCTCATATATGGGCAATAGACCCAGGGATTATATTATTCCACGACATATGTATTATTTTGTTCAAGGCGACGAATTGCTTCTCGAAGAACAAGCGCCTTTACGTAATCGCCTTCGTATTCTGCTTGTGTTGCATGTGGAATGAGATAATCCGCAAAAAACTTGTCAAGAGACATTTGCTCCAGACCAGCACCAACCTTCGCCGAACGAACAGGAGTTTCAAAGCCCAAGTGTGGGTCCTGCCCATTATCTGGCGTATACTCGGCATTCTCTACTAGAACTAGTAGGCTTCCTGCATATATGTCGGAGGTGCTATACGAAGCACCGTCCGCGATAGCAGCTAGAGCTTTCTTTACGTCTTCGATAGTTTGATCAAGCATTGATTACTCCATAAGCCTGGATTGCCACATTGATTTGTTGTTTTGCTTCATAGCTGACGCCATTGAAAACCACAGCTGAAGGAGTTACTGGTTTCAGCGTAAATGGTGTCAGGTCGCCTGCCTTTGCTCGTTCTGCTGCAGCTTCCCATTGTCGGGCTTCGTCTGCATACACTCGACCCCAGTAAGTGGTAGACCCATGCACGGCCTCCGACTTTCCGCAGGCTCGAGCTTTAGCAATCCGCTGAGCTACGATCTTTTCTGATAGTTGTTTCTGTAGAATGTCTCGGTTCATGCTTATATCCATTTCACTTCCTATTATCATAGTAACAGGACTAGGTATTATGTCAACCCCCCTACGAAAAAAAGTCCTCCAGGGTAGAAACTTTAGTCGAACTCCATCCGATCACCTTCAGGATACCTTGAAGCGGGTCAAGGAACGTCTTTGTAAACATTAGGTCCCGGTCGATATACTTATCCAGCCCTAGTTCGGTGGGTAGCCGCTGCGGAAAGGATATCACCGGCGCCCGCAGTGGGTTTGGCTCTACCAGATACACGAACTTAATCTTTTCACCTGAGGTGATATCCTGTAGCTTGGATGATAGCCCTAGCTTTTTGATGGTGGCATTGTAGAGAAGCGAGCCCTTCACGTGGATTGGAGTGCCCTTCTTGTAGATGGTTTTTGCATCCTGCCACTTGCCCATTTCATGCATGCCACGCGGGAATGAGATTTCCTCCGGAGTCAGAGCCATAAACTTGCTTCTGAAGTCCTCAATGAACACCTGCAGTGCGGCTTCGTCACCACGCATAGTAATCTTCATGGCTTCCTTAATAGCATCACGGCAAGCCATCGGAGTCGAGGTTCTGATGGCTTCGATGCCCGTCATCTTTAGTTTCGGCGTGTCGTAGATAACACCTTCCTCGTTATAGACATTAAGGATGTAGCGCTTGGCGGCCGTCCAGATAGCAAGGTCAGCCACGCACTCTCGTTTCATCTTCATCTTTTGTTCGCGGCTGTTTGTATAATCCGCAAGCAACTGGTACGATTCGTCGATGTAGGGCTCTAGTTTGTCGGTGATAAACCGATCAAGCATTTTTGCAATCTTGGGAGAGTCGGTTTCACCAGGGAAGTACTTTTCAACCAGCGTATCTAGTTTTATGTAGCAACTGTCCGTGTCCATGGCAACCACGTAGTCAATGCCTTGGGTCTTGAGCAACTTGTTGAGGTATTCGTTGAGCTTGATTTCGATCCATCGGATTGATAGTTGCCCAGAGGATGTAATGGCTTCAGCAAACTCT